GTTAGGCCAGCTATCGGGGATTCTAGGTACGGCTGCGGCATTTTTCTATGGCGGCTCAAGCGGGAAGAAATAATGTCAATGTCATCTGATCCAATATTAACAGAGCAACAAATAGAGCAGCTTAAAAATCAACAGGGCGGCATTGAGTTTGGTCTTGGTCGTAGGGGTTCGATTGATTTAAATCCGGCAGCGTCAGCAATATTAGGAACTATCACAGTTGATCCAATAGCAACATTAAGAGATAGAATTTTACGACAACAAGGTATTATTGAAGAGCAAACAAGAGGAACTAATATTGATCCTGCTCAATATCTCAAAGAGCTTGAAGATGCTCTTGCGGCTGCGGGTTTAGATCAACAAGGTAATCCTATAAAAGAAGAAGTTGTAGATTTAAACGCAGATACAACTGCTTCAAATATTCCTGCTTTTGATACAACTTTAGATGACACAATTCCTAAAGAAACTATCGAGCCAACATCTGAACCAACTCCTGAACAAATTTATGAAGAAAATAAAAAAGGAACTGTTTTTGATTTAATTGATAAATATCCAACAGAAGATGGGGGTAGGTATCCAGTAGAATTTGTTGTATCTATTTTAAAAAATGCAGCAAATCAAGGTAACGCTAATGCTGCACAAATATTAAGCAACACTCCTGTAGCTGGCCCTGAAGGTGCATTTGATGGTGATGGCCCTGCTGCGGGTACTGGCTCTGCACAACAAGGTACAACAGGTGTTGGGGATTTAGGAGATGTGTTAAGTGGTGATGACGTAGTTACTCCAACAAATAATACAGAACCGAAAGTAACAGGGAGAAGAACAGAACCAAAGGTTGAAGTTGCTACTGAAACAATACCGCCATCTACAATGCCTACTGTTAGCACTGGTAGTGTTTTAGATCAAACCGGTACAGGTGATGTAAAAGTAGACGATCAACCTGCGGGATTATTAAACATTCCTACTACTGTACCCCAGCAGCCTGAAAGGAAAGCAGGGATGATAATGCAAATATCTCAGTCTGCTCCTATAGTTGAGACTGTTTTTGATGACATATTGTTTGAGCCAAGATTTACACGATTAGATAACATTCCAGATTTTAATTTGCCTAGCGGATTATTGAGGACATTAGTATGACGTATATAGATTTGATAAATAATGTTCTGCGAAGGTTGCGAGAAGACACTGTAGATACTGCAAATGGTACAGATTATTCTGCTTTGATAGGCGATTTAGTTAATGACGCTAAGAAAATAGTAGAAAATTCATTTGATTGGACTGCTTTGCGGGACTCAATAACACTTACAACAACTAGCGGAACAAGTGAATATTCACTAACAGGTAGCGGAGATCAGGCAGTAGTTAAGGATGTAATGAATACGACAGGCCAGAAGTTCATGTACCTGCGTAGTAAGTCCTACTTCAACAATGTTTACTACAATACGGCTGTAGTAGCTGGAAGCCCTGATTACTATACGTTTATAGGCAAAGACACTAGCGGTGACTTGAAGGTTAAACTATACCCACAGCCTAACGATAGTTATAACTTACGCTTTGACGTAGTAGTTCCACAGGCTGATTTGTCTTCTGACAGTACAGCTTTGTCAGTACCTTCTAACCCTGTCATACAGTTAGCGTATGCTATGGCATTAAGGGAAAGGGGTGAAACTGGTGGTCAGTCGGCTGCTGAACAGTTTGCGGTTGCTTCAACTGCCCTGTCTGACGCAGTAGCTTTTGACGCTAACAAGTATCCTTCTGAGATAACATTTATGGTGAACTAATGGCTCAGAGACTACAAAGCATAACAATTACAGCTCCAGGGTTTGCGGGTATTAACACGCAGGATGCCCCTTTAGCTCAAGACCCTACGTTTGCTTCTGTTGCGGATAACTGCATTATTGACAAAGAAGGTAGGGTAGCTGCTAGGAAAGGCTACGAAATGGTTAGCAGTAACGGTAGCTCAGTGCTTGGGTCATCTGCGGGTATTGAAATGATACACCAGTACAGGGATAGCGGTGGGAATACAGCCATAATATCAGCAGGTAATAACAAATTATTCAAAGGAACTTCTACATTAGCTGACAATACTCCAGGTTCTTATACAGTAAGTGCTAACAACTGGAAGGCTGTGAACTTCAATGACCATGCTTTTTTCTTTCAACGGGCGCATGAGCCGTTAGTCTACACTCACAGTGTTGGTAATTTGGAAAAGATGTCAGCCCATGCAGGTGCAGCAGGTACACCACCACAGGGAAATGAGGTCTTGGCAGCGTTTGGTAGGTTGTTTGTTGCTGACTTTGCGGCTGATAAGTCTACTATTTACTGGTCTGATACTTTAGATGGCACTACATGGACAGGAGGAGCCACAGGTTCAATAGATATTACAAACGTATGGCCTACAGGCTATGACGAAATCGTTGCTCTAGCGGCTCATAACGGCTTCCTAATCATATTCGGTAAAGACTCGATTGTTATTTACTCAGGGGCAAGCGCACCTGCTTCTATGACTTTGGAAGATACAATTTCAAATATAGGCTGTGTCTCTAGGGATTGTGTAGTTTCTACAGGTAAAGATTTAATATTCCTAGACCGATCTGGTGTTAGGAGTCTGGCTAGGACAATACAGGAAAAATCCTCACCTATTGGGGATATATCCAAGAACGTCAACAATGATATTAAGAATTTAATTCCTAGTGAAACTGGCAATATCAAGATGCACTATTCACCAGAAGAATCATTCGTTTTGGTGAATTTCCCTACATTACAGCAGGTATATGTGTTTGATACCCGTTTTCCTCTTCAGGATGGGTCGTATCGGGCAACCACATGGACTAGCTTGGCTCCGTTATGTTTTACAAATCTAGCTGACGAAACCTTATATATCGGGGTTGCTACAGGAATTGCCCAATATGCAGGGTATGATGATAATGATGGGGCATATCAGATAAGTTACTTCAGTCACCCGTTAGCTTTTGGTGACAGTAGTGTTTTAAAGTTTTTAAAGAAGGTTAATCTGACTACATTTGATGGGGCAGAATCCACTGTTGTATTAAACTGGGCGTATGATTATACAAATGCCTATAAAAAACAGGCATATACACTACCTGCTAACAATGCGGGTCAGTATAATATCAGTGAATACAATACGACTGCTGAATATGCGTCTTCATTAAATCTGGTTAATCGTCAGAAGGTTAATACTTCTGGTTCTGGTTCTGTAGTATCTATCGGTGTAGAGTCTACAGTTAATGGTAAGTCAATAGCGATACAACAACTCAACGTACACGCTTTGTTAGGAAGGGTAGTCTAATGTCCAACTATACAAAAACCACAAACTTTGCTGTTAAAGATTCTTTGGTATCAGGTAATGCTGCCAAGTTGGTCAAAGGCACAGAAGTCAATACAGAATTTGACAATATCGCCACAGCAGTTTCAACGAAAGCAGACACGGCTGGGCCAACATTTACTGGGACTACAACGGCTGCGGCCCTCACAGTGTCAGGCACGTTCACTGGGACACTAGATGGAGGGACTTACTAATGCCACATATTTTAGGTTTAGCACATGATATTCCAGGTATAGCTAGTCAAGCTCAATCGGGTTTAACTAATCTATTTGGGTTAGGTGCTGATGGTGGTGGTTTCTTTGGTAGTGATGGCGCGGGTCTTTTAGGGGCTTTAGGTCAGGCTGCATTGGGTCAGCAGGGTATAAGCGATTTAGCAGAAGCTAGACGAGACTACCAAACACAACTACGGGGCGATATGCCTTTTAGTGAAATGGAAGGCGGTATTCTTGGTGAGCTTGGAAGGCAAACACAATTCAAACCTTTTACTGTGACTACAGGTACAGGACAAA